TGGAAAACAATCTCTGTAATCTCTGAAATAGAGAAGGATTGTTCTCTGCCATATTCTAAGCGCTTTTAGATAAATATCTCTTGTTTACAATAACCACGTTAAATCTTCGCTCTTGCCTCCCACATCATGCTTCCAACTTTCGTTTCTGTTCATGGCTCCTGTGTAGATAGTAGCGTTGTTTCTGGTAGCGTTTAGTGCTGCTTTTGTGATATCGATTCCAGCTTGTCTTAATCTTAAAGCTGTATCTCTTACCCAAATGCCTTGACACATACACAATACCAAGTCGTCGTTATAGCCATTCGCTGCCTGAGCTTTTCCTTCTTTCCAAATGAAAGTAGATAACTCATCCATGAATCGCTTGCTTCTGAATATAAGGCTTTTCTCGCGGGTTAGCAAATCAAACTTACTAATTGCCAATGGTCGTACTTTATGAGACATTGTAAATCCAGCAACCATATCCGTCTTGTTAACTACGTCGTATCCTTTTGCTAGAAACACATCAGAATCTAAAACATCGCTCTTGTATGTATAATATAGGTTTTTGTAACTTCTATCTATAATTTGTTGAATAGTTGCCCAACCTACGTTGTTATTCTCTACTACTAGTAGTGCATCATTCCATTCCGTAGCAACACTAACAAGCATGTTGCCAAAGTCTTTTGTTGTTAGCTGTCCTTTGTATTCAGCTACTTGTGATAGGTTCTCTGCATCAAGCACGTGGAATGCTGAATAGTCACTTCCATCACCTCGAGCAACGTCAGCTGTTACAATATAAGTCTTTCTGTAGTCTGGAAGTTCCCAAACCCAATAACCGTTGTCAAAGCCTCTCTTTTCGATAGGCTCCATTGCAGTTGTTTGCAAGTACCATTGTATAAGGTTTGGATCCACAAGTGTGTTACCCGAGCTACTGAAGTCACAATCACATTCCTGTGCTGCAAGTCTCATTCCAAGCTCAGCGTCTTGTCTGTCTCTCCACTCTTGGTTTCTTTCTGGGTGTACTTGCCAAGGTAGTCTGATGGTCTTGAATACGTTCTCACCAGCCTCTGCTCTGATCCAGATCTTATGAAAGAAGTTACCAGTGCCGTTTGGAGTTGATAGTAATATACCTTGTCCTCCAGTAGATAACGTTTGTTGTAGTGATGCCCATAGCTCTTCTGCTCCATCTACGAAAGCTGCCTCGTCAATAATAACCAACGATAACGCTTCTGAACGTCCAGATGTTCCTGTGCTTGCTACTGCTTTGATTTGAGAACCGTTTGATAGTCGCATTGAGAGTTTGTTACTCTCCGTACACTTCATCTTTAACCAACTTGGTAGGTTATCAAACATAACTCGAACCTTTGTTACGAGGTTCTTTGATGTGTTCTGGTCGATTGCTACTACAAGTACGTTCTTATCTGTGTGGAATAGAATCAACCATAAGCTATATGCAGCAATGAGGGTACTAATACCCAACTGACGTGACTTTAAGATGATTGCTCTATCATTCTCTAGAAAGTGGTCTAATGCCTCTTTCTGGTACGGATATAAGTGGAACGGAATCTTACCCCTTGTAGGGTGTTGAATCATACAATACTTGTTTGTAAAGTACGAAGGATCAGTGGCGCACTTAACGTACTCCTCTTTGATTATCTCTTTGAGAGTCTTTTCTGACATACGTAACTGTTGTTTTTTATTAGCTCCTAGTAATTTAACGGATTCCTCCAGGAGTCAATTGGTGCTGCATTTGCTCCCCCATTCCTACTTTTTCAAGTATGTATTGCATTGTTTCGCCATCTATGTCAATATCCTGTAAGGTCTTAATTACCATCTCAACTTTAGCTGCTACAGCAGGGTCTCCCATAAGCATGGTATTTTCTTCAACCTTAGCTGTGTAGTTCTTGTCAATGTAGTTGAAGAATTCCTTCTTCTTATCGCCACTCAAATCTCCAATAGAGCTAATGCCGAACTTATCCATAGCCTTCTTAAAGAACTCTTGGTAAGCTGTGTCTTCTTGCAGACGTTTAATTATATGCGATGTTTTCATTACTTAACGGTTTCTGTTTTAACATTTCTAAGAACTTGTAGCTTTGTCTCGTTGCTGAATCCCATTGACTCCATAAACACAATAAACATGTCGGTAATTGACTCAGCTGATGTGAGTTCGCTGTCTTGCTTAATTCTCTCAACAAGTTTTTGTGCCATCTTGGTAGCTTTGCTAACTTCTTCTTGTGGCTGCTCTTCTTCTGGTGCAGGTGCATCCATTTGAGCATTAGGATTTTGCTCCTCTTCTTCTTTCAAAATTGCAGCTATTTGTTGACGAACTGCTTTTCTTAGTTGTGATTCTGTAATACGCATTAGTGTAGTTTTTAAATAAATATCAGTAAACCTTCTTATACGATAACATTTTTGGCTCATGTAGGTAATCTAACCTATCAAATCCAAAGTATTTTGCTTTGTATTGTGCTTGAGCATACTCATCGTAATCGTATTCTCCGTCAAAAAACGGCTTCAAGTCTCTATAAGCTTTGTTCCAGTTTGTTTCTGATATGAACACTTCACAGAAAGCTATATGGCTTTTGTATTGCTCGAAGTCGTGAAAGTCGTGTTCGATATGGATAAGCTCAACCACCTTATCCTCCGTAATGTAATCAAGACAAAAGTCAACCATGTACTTTGGCTTGATGTTAAGCATCTTTACTAATCTCGGATACTTCTTGCTTAGCCTCTTTAACTGCTCCAAAGCTTCTCCTTTGTAAGCATATCTTGTATTAAGATGACAGTGGTCTAGAAACAAATGCGGATGCTTTTCTTCTTGCACCATCCAATCTTGTATGCAAGCTGCTGCATCTGTTGGACTTCCTGGTACAAGGACGTGTCCTTTAATGTTGTTGTGTTGATGGTACAAACTCTCTATGTAAGTAAGCTCGTATCCAAATCTATCAAAAAACTCAGGAGCCACTAACCTTTCGAACACAGATTCGTCTGGTAGTGGCTCATTAATATATGGGCGTTGTACTAACTTGTAATCTAGTACTCTAAACATCACTTCTGGTCTTCTATGACTTTCAAAAAGTTTGTTTGTGCTGCTCCAAAGTTTTTCTTATCTTTGTTGTCAAATGTAATTTTTTCAATCACACCATCCTTTTGCTTCATTGCACAAACTGTTGCATCAAAACGCTCCAATCCAGTTAGAGTGTAAACGATACCAAAGATAGCAGTTTTCTCTGTTACCTTAGCAATTAACTTTGCATCGCTAACAATTAGGTCAAGCATACCAAAGTCCTCTACATCAGCTTCAAAGATCATTTCTTCTCCTTTCATACCTAAGTATTTGAACAACGGCTTGTATCCGTGTGCTGTTTGAAATTCACGGAAATATGGAAGTCCTACCAGCTCTGGTGTTGACTTGTCTTCTTCCACTTCTCTAAGTGGCATGAGGTTAATTAGTTTCATGTTTATAAATAGTTACTTTTTAGAATAAAAGCGAAATAAGATGGATAGACCAAAGAACAGTCCCGCTATACAGTACAAAGCGAAATTGGCGCCCCATAGACTGCCAGTCACCTGCATTAGCCAGTATTGTACTATATCGAATCCAAGAGGATTGAAGAACAGAGCTGCCATCATGCACCATGTTGCTATGGTCTGATTTGATATTTTTTTGTTGTCTACTATCACCTTCCATTTACGTGGGTTTTGGTTAAACTTATTTTCCTAGAATTTTACGAACTTGGCTTCGGATTATCTCACGAATTGTATTCTCCTTTGCGTTGATGTGCAAGGCTGCCATATACTTACGCAAAGCTTCTTTATTGCCGTCAGTGCATCCGACTATATCTCCACCATCTTTTTTATAGACGCAGTACTGATCTCCTACTTTTCTTGCTGTATACGGCATAGTTTTACCACTTTCTGCAAGACCAGTAGCGAGCCTTGTGTCTTGGACCTGGTGTGTCACAACGGTGTCTTGCTCTAAATGATTTACGTCTTGCTGGATTTGACTTCTTTATTTTCATGTTAGGATCGCCAAAGTTCACTTTAACAACTTTATCACCCTTTTTAACATATACTTTGAATTTCTTTACGTCGCCTCTCATTGGCTTTCCCAATGGAACTTTACGTCCTTGATACTCTGCTTCTGTAATTGGAAATTTACCAGACTTAATGTCTTCTAATAAAGCAATTGCACAACGTCTACATATAGTAGTTTCATAAAAACCCATTGGCATTGCTCTTGTGGATCCGGTAGTTGTTGTTTGAGCTGGTTCGTCCTCATACATAGAGTTTTGGCTCATTGCTTGGTTAACAGCTTTGTAATTCATATCACTTGAAGGGATTTTGTTATCCATGACCTCTTCATTTTGTGCATTTATTTTCTTAGCAGCTGCAACTGCTTTCTTATATGCTTCGGAACCTTTACGAGCAGGCTTTCCACCTCTAGCTCTTTTTGCTCGAATGTTTGCCCACAACCCCTTTGATTCTTCAGATATGCTCATGCTATTAAATATCGTCTATTTTCTCTCTTAACGCTTTCAGTTCATTATTTCCTATTTCTTCTATCACTTTGCCTGATGCATCGTCCCAGGTTTCTTTTACTCCATCTCCGGTTACAATGCTGGTTGTCTCTTTTGAGTATTCACTAATGAACTGCTCCAGGTCTCCGTAGAAGGACTCCATGTTTGCTTTATACAAAGCCTTTGTGTACTCCTCAATCTTTCCAGCCTTTTGAATTTCATGCTCCATATCAACAACACAATTGAAACACATCTTGTGTGTGTTCCATGCCCACTTGTGAACTGGGCTTTGCATTTTCATTCCACATTTGCATGCAATTGGAATGATAATTTGCTTGCGAAAAGCATCCATCTTTGTCACAGTTTTCTTAACACCGTTTTTAATAGTCCAAGTCTTTCCAGACTCTTCCCAGGTATCTCCTTCTTTGTGGTCAATAAATGATTTCTTTTCTGTCGTAACGTAATAACTCATCGTGATTTGTATTTGTATTTGTCTAAAATATATTGAACATGCTTGTCAAACTTACGCAAAGCTCTGCGTAATTCCAACTTAACACCTTCGTTAATCTTATCTGCTTCTGCTTGGTCACCTACACCTCTGTAGAATTCCTTACCACCAGTACTGCTGATGCTGATTGCAAAGGTTGCTTCTGGTGTTCCTTCTTCGCCTACAGCTTCAAAGTTCTTTTCGAAGTGTAGTGTGGTTTCAGTTTCATTATGTTAAAATCTTAAATATCCTAAAATTTGATTTACGGGTGCAAATGCTCCAGTAAGCTTATACAACTTACCTTTGTATCTAAATACTACACCTTCTGTTGGAACAATAGCTTCAAAGCCTCCAATATCCTTTAGTCTAAGTAATTGGTTTTTTAAAAACTTCATTGCAGCATCGCTGTCTGCTATGGTGTCGCTGTCTACTGCTGTTTGTATGCCCTTTATAGCAGCTGCTACGTCTTGTTTAATTTTCTTAGTAGCGTCGTTTGGGTTAACTGTAGTTAGGTTTTCGATATTCTTTAATATACGCACACCCAACTTCAAAAACAACCTTTCTACTGGTTGTAGTACTTCTTTCTTTGTTACCTCAACTTCTCCTGATTTGTCGAATTGATCAAACCAATTCTTAAACTCCTCGTTTGCAATCTTTGCTTTAATTGCTGGTGATGGTATTGATTTGTCTGTGAATGCCCAACGGTTTACAATAAGCTCTCGTACTTCTTTTGGGATTTGGTATCCTAACTCATTTGCTTTCTTTTTCACAAAAACATTCCACCATTTACCAACATAGTCTTTTACTGTGTTGGTCTCCTGCATCTTGTACTTCTGTCTTACTGCATCTGCCATAGCTAGAAACTCCTTCTCCTGAGCGTCATAGTCAGCATCTTGTTTAATTGTGGCTGGGTTAGTTACTCCGACTTCAAATGTCTTTTCATCATTTCCGCTTTGCACTCCATCAAAAGCTGTCTGTAGTAGTTGCACTCCTTCAACATCATCTTTAATAGCTGTTCCAGCTTGGTCATATTCCTTAAAGTGGTGCATTCTTAGTAATGCTGCTCCATACGGAATTACGTTTTGCGTTTCTGGAAAGAGAATTTCTAAGTTGATAAATCTTTTTCCGTTTTGGAAAAACTGCTCCTTTTGTTCTGGAGTCAGCTTATTTATTGCGTTCTCTAAGTCACGCATAGTTTCAACAAAGGCTGTCTTGATTGGACCTCTATTTGCAAATTTCTCAGCTACTTGGTCTATTGTTTTACTCTCTTGGCCAAAATTCTTAAGCTCAGTTTTATTTCTTGCTGATCTTACCTTGCCATCCTTGTAAGTTACCATTAGGTTCTGACCGTCTAACTTTTCTTGTGCATATTCCAACTTGCCCGAAAGAGCAGCCTTTATCATGTCTTTAATGTCTGTGAAGGTGAGATCTAAATCCTCGTACGGATGAGCTAAGTGACCAGCTCCTCCTCCTTCTTGTAATTCTACTTTTTCTGCTATAAATGATGATGGCATTGTGTATTTTTCTAATTTTAATAATTTGATGAGTGTAAAGTATATTACTCCTCCTGGTAGAATTGATGCAGCTCCTAAGCCCATTGTCTTTATCACATCGCCCAATTGATCTCCTACTGCTTTTCTTTCTGCTGGTGTTAGGTTCTTCTTTCCTTGTGCTGCTTGCACAATCATTGCAAAGGCTTCTTTAGTTTCGTCTTTTTCTTGTGAGACCTTTTTGATAAAGTCCTTAAAGCGCATTTTTAACTTAGAAAAAAAATCGCTTGGTAGTATTTCTTCTGTTGTAGGCACTGCTGTGTTTGGTTGAAGTACGTTTTGTGTTCTTATCTTTACGTTTGGATACTTTGCTTTCAGCTGATCTACGGCTGCAAGGTTCTTTGTTGAGTCGTCTAAGAAATACACGTCGTCATACCCTTGTGCAATTTGATCCTCTATCCATTGTGATTTTTTGTAAGGATCGCTGCTACCTACTCCAATTACTGGTGCTTGTATTCCGATTGTTTTGAGGTAGTCCTCGACGGACTTGCTATCTGCTCTTGCAGTAAGTACTACAACCTTTCTATCGTTACCATCAGCATTAAGCATAGCTCTCATTACGTTAGTATACTTTTTAAATTCCTTTGCTGACTTAATAGGACCACTAAATTCGCTAAAATCAAAAACATCTCCTTCTTGTTCATCATATACCGCATACTCAGCTGGAGTCATTGTTATCTTTTCACCAGTTGCTTTTTTAGTAATGTGTATTTTGGAGTCGGTGTGTACTAACGTGTCATCGAAATCAAATATGCGAAGCTTATCCTCATTTAGACTTTCAGAAGCTTTTTTTTTCAAAATACCGTAGACCTTATCTACGATTGCTTTGTCAGCTACGTTTGGGTAGTTGGTAGCAAATGCTTCCTTGTCATCGTTTTTTAAATCCGCTCTAAGTACGCTTGCGCTAACTCCTTTATTGTTCTCACTTTTGCCTGGTGCATATTTCTCTGCTTTGGGAGTTCTGTTTTGGTATGGTAGTGGTTTTACGTCTAATGGTAGCTCTACTACATTAACACCTTCTCTTGCATATTTTGATCCTGGCTCGTGCGCTTTTACAAAAGCTTGAACTCGTTTGTAATCATCTCCTTTAGAACTTGCAGCAAGTGCGTAGCTTCCTGGCTTTGCAGTCTCAATGTACTTGTAAGCAGCAGTTATAGGACTTGTTACTTCTGTCTTTTGGATAAGAATTTTATTATTACTCTTAGTCAACTCTCTCCAAATAGCAATGCTTTGCTCTCTTGTTATACCTTCTCTTGGCTCTGGGCCTACTAAGATCATAACTTGACTCACGTTTGGTAGTTGTGAGTAGCGTGTTGCTAACTCAAGATGACCTCCGTGTGGTGGTTTGAATCCACCAGGGAATAGAACAATTGTTTGTTCATCTAGTTCCTTTAGTAAGGATTCTGCTAAATAGTTACTTAATAAGCTCATTACTACTATAAATAGTTTGTGTATTTGTTTGCCTGGCTATTTTTGCAATTTCTGCCTGCATGTGACGCATTTGCTGCTCTAAGCTTCTTATTTTGTCTACTAAAGATTCTTTTGTGTGTAAAAATAGGATGTCTGATGCTACCACTTTTCCATTAACAAATAATCTATAATCCTTGTGTACTACTTCATCAACTGTCTGCTCTCCGATATATACTTTCTTAGTAAACCTTCCTTCAATCAAACTCCTAGACTCTATTTCTTTTGATGCTGGGTTGTATGCCATATACTTTGATATGAAAAATAGCTTGTCGTTTGAGATGGATGCATCCATTGATGGCGTTCCTATTCTCAATACAAAAGGATTTTGATCATGTTTCTGTATAATTTCTGGCACACTCTCGCCTTTCCATTGTGGATGTATTGTTCTTATATGAATCCTATCCATGTAAGGTCCATCTACAAGAAGGTTCAGTAACGGAGCTTGTATTGTTAAAGCCTTATAATGCTTAGTTGGTACCATGTTACGAGGTTTTTGGTGGTTTGATATAGTAAGGATCCGTTGTCACTCCTATCTTACAAAACTCAACACTATCTACTGCACACCCAAAATAAGATCCTGGGTCTCCTGATGGTTCAAACACAAGTTGTCCTGGTGTTCCATATTGTATAAGATTGATCTCGTACTCATCGTAGAGGTACCCAGTCACACTATCGTAGAATTGAATTGGTGGTATGTTATATCCGTTAGTTGTAATTTGATTACCTATTTTTACAATGTTTTGCGATGGTGGGTAGTAGCCTGGTTGTCCTTGTGTAGGTAGGCCATCGAATGGTGTAGAAACGTCGAATATATATAGCATTAGGTACGATCCGGTGTCTGGTTGGAACCAATTAGATGTGTTGGATCCTGATTGGTATCTTTTTAATCTAAACTTAACGTTATATATACCTCCGTTTTCTGTAAACACGCTTCCAGTTAATGGTCCGCTAAATGGAAAATAGAATCTTCTTTGCTTGTATGCAGTTGCTTTTTGTGCTGTTGTAAAACCTGCGCCACTCGTTGTTATATAGGACTGCGATACATCAAATCTAGTAATACCTGCAGCTCCTGAGTTTACTGGAGGTTGTAAATCAAGGGATGATGATCCAAACGGATTGGATATGGATGCTGGTTTATAGGATGCACTAATAACTGCTCTATTAAAAGAGGCTGTGAATTGTGCGTTGGTAGGAATGAAGTCTATATACATTGCGGATCCATTAAGCTGAGAGTAGGTCTCTGAGAATTGATCAAAAAACTTCCAGGATGCCTGTACTGTTGCCTTTGATACTGCTGGCCTTACTGATCCAGGTCCTCCTTTTACATTACTTCCTGTTGGTGCTACACCACCAGCTGCATTGGCCACTTCAGAGTATATTGGGTCTCCTTCCGTTGTCCTCACTGCTTGTCCTAATCCAGGATATATCTCCCATGATGACGTATATATAAATTTACCATCAAATACACCAGCTCCAAGATCGGCAAGGGTAGTTCTGTTTAGCCATCTAGGAGCAAAGATTGGTTTATACGGCCGAAGTGCATTCCATCCTGTCCATTCGTGTAGTGTTGGGTCTGGTCCGTTGTATGTGGATCCTATACCATAGCCATACCTCTTTGCTGAGTTGTAGTATCCCCCGAGATCATTGTATTGGAGCACTCTGCCGTATGCATTATTGAAGCTGAGTTGAGCATACATTTGATCGTATGCTGGGTAGTATCTGCGACTACGTATTGTGCTACTTGTGAGAGAAGCTCTGAGATCCAATGATGCACTCTTGCCCCAACCTCCTACCATGTAGCTAAGTGCATTAGTTGGTGCAAATGAAGGTACTACAGTGTTGTCGTTACTACCTAACTGACAAAACGAGTGTGTGTTGTATGATGTGTTTGTGTTGCTACTAGCTGTTATATTTGCATAGGCCGATCCGTAAGCATTAATTGGAGGGCTAGTGCTTGAGAACATATACGGTGCAATTGCCGTGTTTCTATAAGTTGCGCTTTCTGTTACAATTGCCCAAATTGTTGGGTTAAAGAAAAACTTATAGTTTTCAACTCGACAAACGTTGCTTTCTATTTCCGATGTTAACGATAAGTTGATTCCGTTTAAATACGTAACATACTCAGACTGCTTTCCTGTATGATCGTAGTACTCAAATTTAAAATCCACACTCTCTGATACCAAAGACTCAAATCCAGGAGGAGCGTTTATTGCATATTGGTATATTTCTGGGGTGTACCCATTCCTCTTTAGCGGAGTTACACTAATTTCACTCAAGTAAGCGGCAGCTGTCTTTGTAGTGTCAATTGACTTAATACGAAACAGCGGTCTACCATATCCATCGTTGTCGGCTAAGAGATCAAAAATAACCCTACCGTAATCTTTACGTTCCCCGGAGTTGTTTGCGATGTTACCAATAAACTTTCCAAACCTACTATCCGTTTGTGGATATCTAGCTCTTTCGCTATTTTTAGAAAGGTTGTATGCTTGAGCAAACGGAGTGGAATCGTAGAGCTGTGTAGACGCGGGTGCGCTATTTGCATACACCTCTAGTATTGTGTTAGCTTCCAGCACGCACACAAAGCTAAAACTAAACGCTTGACTCTTTTGGTATATCTGATATCCTTGAGTTGTGAGTATTGTCGTAATTGATCCTGCTGGTACTGGTAAGTAGGCTGAGTCCATTAGTACGTCCTCGTTGCGGGTAGCGTAGTATGTGTCTATTGAAGTCGCTGTTTCCCTATAACCCTTCCAAAAAGTTTCGAGAGTTAGTTGATCTAAGAAGTGGCCATACAGCTTAAATGGCGATACTTCTTTGGCATAAGATGTTGAGTTTACGTCTTTTGCATCTGTTAAATACTCTGTGCTAGCAACGCGTTGGTCGTTTATTATTTGATAGTCCCCAGAAAGGCTGTTTTGGCGATAAAAAGATTTAATCCTATAGACATTTCCTCCAATTGGTTTTAAGTCTTGAAAAGTAAATTGCAGATAAGACTGACTTACTGTTGTGCTTGTTACGACTATTACTGGATCAATGTACTCTACTTCAGTTTTAATATCTTGCGATGATCTAAATGTGTGCGTTGCTGTTCGTTTGAGTGAGTTCTTCTTACTGCTATTAAAACTATCTACATTTACTTGTAGTGGTTTATCTAAAAGATACGAGCTTTTGTTTAGTACTCGTATTACCGTTCCTGCATATTGACTAAGTTGTGTTGCTAGTGACTGAGTTTGCCCTGGTAGTACAAGATTATTGTATGGGTTAGTTTTTGCATATACGGCTGTACTTGATAAAGATCTCGACGCTTTTGTATATGTGTTGCCTGTGCTGAGTATGACCAACGCTCCTTTATCATTACTTCTTGCATCAAACCCATTTGTTATCTGATATATTGTTCTGAACCTGTTTGTGTCTGTAAGAAGCTGCCCTCCTTGTATATCATAATCATCCTGTCTTACAGTATTTATTACTTGATTTGCTGTGGATGACACTCCTTGATTCTTTAAAGCAAAGTCTCTAATGTTGCTATCTTGTATATCTTTGCTAGTTGCAGATACCTTATCAAATCCTTCAACATTTGCTGTTATGATAGATCCTGTGAGATATTTTATAGGATTGCCTGTACCCTTGCTATCCGTAGTAACGGTTTTTGCTGGTGCTACTATTTGTCCAATAGACACTTGTGGTGGTCTGTCAAATACTAATGGACTTTCGTTTCTCTCAAAGGGTTGTATAAGTAATGGCTTGGCTATTATTAGGTTAAAGCCTTGACTATTTACATCGTCAGGCTCAATATACTCGCCATCAGGTGTTGCATTTGCAACTCCAACGAAAGAAATACTTCCATATCCTTCAGCAGTTGAGTCTTGTACGTATATTGATACGTAGTAATTTCCAAACCTATCCCTAAATTCTGGTATCTCTGTCCGCACTGCATTGCCTAGTGCATCTAATACTTCAACCTCAAGTTGAGCAGAAGTGTGTAAGTTGATTGTTGATGGGTAGAACTTAACGAGACTAACACCACCTCCAATGTAAGTAGGCATGTCTACAAACTCCACATAGGGTGAGTTACTTGACGTATCATGCACTCGGTAGGTTTGTTTTATAAAATCTCTCTTATAGAAAGGTTGTAGAAAATCCATTTACAACTGTTTTTAATATAAATAGTTGCTAATGCTTAATATAGCTCAAATCATCCTTACGATCAATTGTAAGTATTACGTCAACCATGTCTCGTACTACGTCAATGTGGCTAATAATCAAGCTGAACTTGAACGTATCTTTGAGGTAGTTAAAGAACATGTGCATTGAGTTGAGGTTAGAGCTGTCGAGTACTCCAAGTCCTTCATCGATTGCAATGAAGTTTGGTTTAGGTAGGTTGGTAATCTTGATCAATGCCACGCGGATTGCCAGCGAACTCACAAATCTCTCCATCCCAGATGCCAACTCTAGTGGCCACTTGTTGTCATCGTATGCTATGTATACGTTGATATTCTTGCCATCTGTCTCAATCTCTACTGTGAAGTCAGTGACTTGAGCTAATATGTTGTTAACGTATGACTGGATGTATGGTATGGCTTTACTGATGAGTGAGTATGGGATACCATCTCTGCCAACAGCTTTAAGGTAGTAGCCATATGCTACCTGCTTTTCAGACAATTCCTGCATGAAAGTTTTGAACCTCTTGATTAGCTATATCTGCTTGCGCCTTTACTTTGGTAGCCTCTTCTCGTAATTCTTTAATAGACTCGTTTAAAACCTCGTTCGCTTGTATTGTAGCTAAGTTATCGTTATAGGTCTTGATATTGGATTCTACCCGCTCTAACTTAGCCTTATACGTTTGTATTTGACTTTCGATTGACTCTGCCTTAGAATCCATCACATTTAGCCCGTTTGTCAGTCTTTGCTTCTCTGTTGCAACTCCTTCGAAGTACTTGTACTGAGCTTCTATGTCCTTATACTTCTCTAAGTAGTCCTCCACCTCTCTTCTTGAAGACAAGAACTCAGCAACATGCTTTTTATCGTCCTCTAACTCCTGTTTTGTCTTAATTGCATCTTTTACAAAGATATTCTCAACACAGTGCTTACAATTTGGATCATACTCATGCTCCTCTAACCTCTTTAGCTTATCCAGCTTTGTTGAGATTGTGACTTTATAGTGCTGTAACTTGGCATCTAGCTCTGTTTTTTGAGATAGCATCATGCAGTAGTCTGCGTAGTCGGATTGGACTGCTCCTACGTCTCCCTTGCTAAACTCATCGCTGAGTCTGTTTATCTCAGCCTGCACCACCTCTACCCTATCTTGTGTTGTTTTTAGGTCTGCCACCTTGCTCTCTACCTCCTTAAGCAGGCCTGTTTGTTGTGACTGTAGGGTGTCTAGATCAAGTCCATCTGCCTCAGTTAGTTTGATTTGCTCAGAGAGTGAAATAATTTGCTCATTTAGATCGCTTAATTGCTCTTGAATAGCGTTATACTCTGCTAACTTGGTTTTGTATAGCTCTTGGTTTTGCTCCAAAGACATCTCCGCATCGCCAAGTGATTGCTCAAAGTCTTGCTTCTCATACTCCTCTAGCAACACTGTAGTGGTTCTTATCTCTTTACTCGCCAATTCATTGAGGTTGTCAAATATTTTTAAGTCAAGAAAGTTTGCAAGCAAGTCCTTTCTCTCACCTTGTGTCTTCTCTATGAAGCTGGAGTTATTACCTTGTAGTGATAGTGCTGTAAGTATGAAATCATCGAAGGTTCCCACGTAGGATTGGATGATCTTATCAGTGTCACGTCTTTGCTCTCCATTGAGTATAACCTTCTCTCCATCGTCGTTTACATACCAGAAGTCAATGTCTACACGCAACTTTCCGGCCAATGGACCTTTCTGATACTTTGTAGCTCTTTTTTCGATGAAATAGTCCAATCCGTTGAGTTCGAAGTTGAACTTACACCAGAAGCCATCCTTCTTTCTATTGAGTACTTGATCAGCTTTGCTTGCTCTATGAGAGTGATCGAATAGGCAGAAGCATAGTGAGTCTAAGGTTGCTGATTTGCCTGCATGATTGGGTGCAAATAGGCCACATATCCCATTTAGGTTATCAAAGTTGACTACGTTCCCCTCACCATAGCTAAACATATTATCGAACTCAAACTTCTTTGGAGTCCATACTACGTTGCGTACAAGCTCTCCAGCTATGAGAGACTGGTTAAACCCTTTATTTATCTCCAATATCTTAGCTTCGAGCTCATCGTCTATTCCATATGGCTCTAGGTATTCTTTTATTAAGGTCGTTTGGTAGTCAACACTTCGAACGTCTAATCCTTGTAAACTGTCATCTATGTTTAATCCGTTCTGAGTCGCTATCTTATCCATGTTGGATACAATTACTTCTCCGTTCTTATACTTCTTTCTAATAGCGGCTAATGCCTTTTTAAGCTGTGCTGGTGATGTATTATATACTTTGGCACGTACGCTTGTCTTGGAAGTTATAGGAAGGTCGTCTGGAACAATTCCATCGACTATATCAAATGTAAAGTATCCATAATCGTTTGGAATGTCAAAATGCTCAACAGTACGAGTTGGTACGTCAACAATTGCATACCCATGTCCTTCAAATGATTCTCCGAAGTTTTGCTGTACGGTGCTTCCTGGGTAAAATATTAACGGATCCTCCTTTGAAAGGATTTGTCTTTTGTGAATATCTCCTAACAAAACAATATCATATCCAGCAAACGTATCCCAATCTAAACCATGAGCAATGTTTAAACCACTATCAACTTTACTATTAGCAATAGTTCCGTGGTACATTGCAATTAGTGTATCTGCCTTTCCTTCTAGAACATCTGCTGTTGCATACTCACTTGGTGCATCTAACAAAGACATGACTGCCAGCATTGTGTCACCTACCTTATAGGTTCCGCTGTCTCTAAGATAAAATAAGTTAGGATGGTTCTGTGCTTCTACAATTGGCGTAAGAGCATCTAATCTATGATTATTATTTAAGTTTGCATCGTGGTTTCCGCAAATCACAATCGTAGGTCTAATGTCAGCTAAGTTATTAAATAAGTATGAAACCATATGGATCAACTCAGGACTCATGTCAGTCTTAGCGTGTACTATATCTCCACCAATAGTGATGATACTATCTTCTGGTAATTGCTTTGCGACTTCGAAAAGTTTATCAAATACCAACTTATACTCTTTGTGACGCTTCCAGTTTCTAATGTGTACATCAGCAATGTGAAGTATCTTGTCTACCTTCTTTAGGTTTATCTTGACTTTGTTTATCATATAGCCATTTTAAGGGTCACCAAGTCAAATAAGTCTACACTCGATGTATTTTCTATTAATTTTCTCATACCAGCAAAGCCAGTGTCATTTGGATCCTCCTCTAGAGGTATTAGCTTTACGTCTATTCCATTGTTAATAAACGTCTCTATAGCTTCTACTGACTTAGATAAGGCATCTGGGTCTAGTGCTATGTTGATTTCCTTCACTCCTTCCTCAATAATTTTAATTTGCAATTTGGTTAGGATAATCTTACCAAACAGTGGAATTGCATTTCGCTTAGTTGATATTGCATCAAAAGCTCCCTCCACTAATGTGATTGGTTGAGTCCAATCTATTAGGTTTTCGAATCCTATAAAGTCCTTAGATACGTCTGGGTTGTTATGCTTGCGTCCTGCTTCTGTGTAGTAGCTTCTACCAGTGAAGAAGTTTATGATGCCATGAGCATCGTAGCTTGGAACAATAATCATCCCACTGTACTCTCCACTCTCACAATAGCCTATTTGGTATTTTAAGATGTCATACTTAGTCAAACCTCTCCTCTCTAAGAGATAGTGTAGTGCATTCTTAAAGTGAGGACTGTTTGGGTTGCCTTTCCATATTGGAATGTATTCATCTGGCAGTGTTACTTGAACTACTTGAGTATCTTGTGTAGGATTGTAGTGTTTTTTACTGCCAAGTTCAATAGCTTTCTGGACAAGATGCTTTACAGCATTGCTCTTCTTTAGAAGGCTTGCTATCGAGTTTCCTTTAGTATTACAAACCCAGCAATGAAACTTCTCAAGCAAAAAGTTTACTTGAAGCTTCTTCTTATGGTGATTGCAGAATGGACAAAAGTATGCAGTTTCTCCTTTATTTCCAGGAGTACCAGCACCTAAGTGGCTGTCTACAATATTTTTAAGTTGCGCTTGGTTTATATCCATAGTAACCAATATACGCTAATCTCTTACAAATCCAACCACTCTTGTGGAATAGTTTTATCAGCGTATATGAATCCGTGCTTAACGCACCAATCAGCGTATGTTGTCGGTGACCCTTTTCTAATTTTGTTCTTGGAGTTCTGAAATACAAATCGAATGTCTAGTTCAGGATGCTGCTTTCTTATAAGCACGTGCTTCTTTCTATCCTCTACAACAAACCTTCCTTTAGTCTCTATAAAGATTCCGTTTGGAAGTCGGAAATCGGGTGTGTATGTGTGGTCAGTAGCTGGTACTGTGTACTTAATTTTGTGTTTCTCGTACTCACCATCTATGTTGCGTTGCTTAAGTGCGCCATCAACAACCTCTTCGAGACCGCTTCTGTAACCGTTCTTAACTGCTGCTTGTCTTTTCGTAACCTTTCTTGCCATTACATGTCGTATCTTATGATAAATGTTGTGTCCACATTTTGTGGTGGTTGTATTGGATGGCTTAGTGTTCCAATCACCAGTAGGTCATTGCTATCATTGTATAGGCCTACCCTTGATACATATGGTCTAAAATTTGAACCAGTTGCAAAGTCTTGTAATTCGTATCGATTTCTCTCTGAGTTATAGTAGTGTAACGTTGGGTTGTTACTGAATCCGAACTCACCTGGTGAGATTGTGCAGCTAATTTCGTTTTCGTATATAGTCGTCGTTCCTCTATACTCAACTTGTCCAATTGTTTTAGCTCCAGTGTTTAAATCGTAGGCGTATTGCGGATCGGTGATCACCGCTAATCCTTGCTTTCTTGCAACCATTCCAAATGTAGCATATGGGTTGTTGTAGTAGGCAGCTAGGTTTAATGATTCGCTAGGATTAAAGGCTGTGCTATAGAACGCTACGTCCTCAATGTTAACGACAGAGCCACTATTACCATATTCATCAGACCCCACAAAAATATTACACGCATTTACGCAATATGCTTCGCTGTTCTGCAAGGTATCTGTGAAGGTTGTTGTGTTAAGGGTTCCTGCGTATGCTTGTGATATTGTGTAGGTAGAGCCACTACGCATAAGCGTAAGAGCAGCTTGATTAATGTAAGCAAATGATGATGTAGCTGTTAGCGTTGTATACCCATTACTCTTTTGAAATTGTATTTTGTTACTGCCACTAAGGTGCGTTAATTGATATGGGTACCTAGATATAGCCTGCTTGTACGTATTTCCGTTTTCATCAATTTTAATAATCTCCTCATTGGCTTTTTTTTCAAGTAGTATGCTTGCTGTTGAATTACTACTGGTGCTGAAGGCTAGTGTTATTGCAAAGTCTTTGTTTTGGAAATTAAATAGGTCGTTAAGCTTTTCGCCATTAGGTGTTATTACAATTGAGCTTGTATCGTATGTGCTATTGTTTAGTTGAAATACAGTATGGTATCCTACAAGTGGGTATCCTATCTGAACGTTATTTAGTTCAACTGTTGATTGAAACTTATCATAATTGTAATCAAACGTATCGTTTAGTATATCTCCAAATTGCCTTGTATAGTTTGTAGGCTTTAGTGAGAATATTAGACTTTCAATTGGCATTCCTTGAGTTCCTGCAACGTATCTACTAGCACTAGGTAGTACTAGATTACCATATCTATCGTCAGTCAACGTACCATAGTTCAGTATACTCACCTCTAAAGTTGTTCTCTCTACCTCTTCACCAAAGTTACTCTGTGGTAGGCTTATTACATGTGCATCTTTGTGCAGGTAACGTGGATGTTGTGTGTGGTTAAGCTGTCCAAATGAAGCTTTTGCGTTAGTGTAATAAAATCGATAAAACTGACTATCAATGCTATGCCATACTGAATTCTTTAGCTTGTAGTTGGTTGTAAAGTCTGATCCAGACACTGGAACTAGAGGGTTGTTTCCTAAATCCTCTGCATTAACATCAAGTACAGCCGAGTAGGTTGTAAATGCATCAGTACCACTAAAACGCTTATATGCTCTAAATGGAGTTAACCTTACGTCCGACTGATCTAGATTTTTGAATATTCCTGCCATTGTGTATAAATATGCTTGTAAAAAGAAACCCTCCATATTTGGAGGGTCTGTCCTTGAATCCTATTCAAAGAGGGGTTAGTAGTCTAATTTTACTTTTACTAAAACTTCACGATTGAAGGTCTTTAATAAAGGTTGGCTTAGCTTAGCAATTGCTAATAAACGGTTTTGATCATCGTACATACCAATAGACGTTACATATACACTAGGGTTACGCAACATTGATGAGTGTACAAACGTTCCGTTGGATCCTGATACGTATGTTGGATTGTTTGAAAAATTAAATTGCTTGTTTGTAATCCTAACAAAATAGTGAGTTGAGTTTACTTTCTCCTCGCTTCTTGCTGCGAAGTAAGTTGATGCACTTATGCGAGAGAATAGAGATACCGCATTCTTAACTGTGTTGGATGTTGTTGTTCTATTAAATTCTGTAGTTGATACCATACCTAAAGATGAAGATAACAACGTGGCGTTAAACACCAATACACCAGCATCTGGATAGAATATGCCGTACACTTGGCTTCCGGTTGTTATACCAGAAGATCCGGACATAATGTTGAAAATCCGGCCTGAGCTACCTACTGACGGATCTGTGTTAGCTCCACTATCGTCGCAAAAAGTGAGGTAGCTTCCTGTTCCCCCAGAGCCACTTAAATGTCCACTACCACTAGCAATTCGAATCTCCCAGTTTCCTGGATCAATTTTCTGACGGTAGCGTGCTCTGTTTATGTTAATTATAAATACGTCGTCTGGTGTTACTTGACTAGTGCCACTTCCAAAGCTAAATCCTAGATCAGTTGGTGGCAGTAGTAGATTGCGATATTGACTATAGATTGCGCGGGTTGGTGTGTCGTTCACGTTCTGTCCAACTGTGTTTGGATCTCCTACAGAGCCGCTGCCTCCTCTATGGCCGTATGCAACTGCAAATTGCACTGCTGCGTTTGTTGATGTTGATGGGTTTCTGTGGTATACGTCTACGTAATATGCCCCTGCTACAGTCTGTTGTGTAGATGACGTAAAGAAACCTACGCCAGAAGCAAAACCACCAGATAATGGATTTATATTTTCTGACCATAATGGGCTACTGACTACTTGCACATCTCCAACTATAAGGTCGTCTGCTGCGTTGAAATTTTTATATATTTCTGCCATTTTATATTATATTATCTTGTTGCTTGTATGTCTGAGAAGGTAGCACTTAGGTTAATTGCTACACTAACGCTAACAGTTTTAAATCCTCCAGTCTCGTTTCCTATAATTGTTATTAAAGCGCTCTTTGCTTGTGTTGTTGGCTTTGCTCTTACAACAAACTTAGTACCAACTCGAGTAATCGTTGAACCAGCTGTAGACATTCCATTAACTTCATCATCTAGGAAACTTGTAGCACTTGTTGTACCAGCTCCTGCAAGAAGCGAATTAGACACTCCTTTAATAACTCCATCAGGTGCTACTTCTAGAGTACCAACTGTGTCGTCTGAGAATATTGCTGTATATCCAAGAGCGCTGTTTCCACCAGCTAAGTTTAGCGTACTTGGTGTTACTGTTACTGACTCTTGCAAGCTTGTTAAGCTAATTGACCCTGGATTAATGCTGATTACTGGTATGCCTAGTACGTCTTTTGGTAGAGTTACTAACTTATAACGCATCATTTGGGCTTCGTCCGGGTTGGCTTCTACTACTGGCATGGCTTCAATTACAGCTCCGTAGTAGTTAGAACCTAAAGTGTGTGATGGATTCCACAGCGTGTAGTCGATCTCATCGTCGCTAAGGGCAAATTTTGTAATGTTTAATCTACCTCCAGCAGCTAAAATTTGTCTGCCTTTGTTTGTCAGTATTGCGTCTACTGTGACGGTGGAGTTATCTAAATATCCCATTGGTACTTATTATTTTGATATAAATATGTTGTGTTAACTAAATTCTTTACGTTATCTTTGTAGTGGTGTATTTCTTGGAGTTGTTCCTGGGTTAGCTATCACCACTCCACCACCACCTCTTTGTACTGGTGTCTGGTTGTTTGATGGACTTACTGCTATGTTTGCGCCTGGGCCAATTATTACTTCAATTACTGGACCTCCATCAATTGTATCAGGACTATCTACGTTTACATCAATAGCTGTTAACTTGCATCCATCGTATTTTTGATTACGCTGTCCTATGCTCGCTAATGGCCCTACTTGATAATCCTGTACAGCTGTTTTATGATACGGTACGACTTTTAAGTTATCTATCGACATAGTTGCATTTCCCATAGCTGAGCTTTGGCTAGATTGTACTTGTATGTATAGGCTGGGTCCGTCTGCTCTTGTAGTGTAGAGGTAGTTTGTTGTTGTTGTTGTTGGCGT